ACATGGGGCATCTTCCACCTCACCTACACCGATGACAAGGGCCATGAGTACGATGAGCCCAACGCCATCCTGCTCAACCAAGTGCGAGGGCGCTGGACCTTCCCCCAACTCCGCAACATTGCCAAAGAACAGTACGAGGCATTCAGGCCCGACAAAATGGTAATCGAGAACAAAGCCTCTGGTCAGTCCCTAATTCAGGACCTCAAGCTAAATAAGCTGCCAGTATTGCCTTTCCAGCCTGATCGTGATAAGCTAGCCCGCGCTCATGCAGTAACTGGCATTATCGAGCGGCAGCGCGTGTGGATACCTCTCAAGAAGAAGTACGCCGCCGAACTGCTGCAAGAAGCGTTGGAGTTTCCCAAGGGCGCCCATGACGACTCTGTCGACGCTATGGTGATGGCGCTCCTGTATTTGCGTCGTCGCTATGAACTGACACAAGAAACTGTCAGCCGCCCGGAGAAGTTCTCTAAGCGGCGCCCCTTCCGTAGCTATTGGAGCCAAGTGACCCATGTCCGATAATCCGATGATCCCCGACGACGACGCGACCGAAGCGCCCGAAATCGAGTTCGAGTTCTCTGAGGAAACTCTTCTGCTCATCCCAGAGGACGAGGTCATCGAGGTCGACATGTCGTTCGGCGCCAACCTGGCTGCCAGCCTAGAAGACAGCATCCTCCGTGATATCGGCTCTGCCCGACAGGACGCCCTCCAAAACTACAAGAACGGGCGTCAAGAGTGGGAAGAGAAGATCAAGCTGGGCGTCAAGTGGCTTGGCCTGAATACGGACGGGGAGGGCAACTCCGAAATCGAAGGTGCCTGTACTGCCGTCCATCCGCTCCTCATTGAGAACGTCGTCAAGTTTCAGGCCAAGGCCATTCAGGAACTGTGGCCCGCGAAGGGTCCTGTCCGCACCAAGGTCAAGGGCTACGTCGACATCCCCCGTGAACAGGCCGCCACCCGCGTCCGCTCCTACATGAACTACCAGCTTACGGAGCAGGTCGCAGGCTTCTACAATGACCTCGAACGCAACCTATTCCGCGTCGGCTTCATGGGCGTTGGCATCCGCAAGGCCGGCTGGAACAGCCTCTCTGAGGTGCCCGACCCCACCATCGTCTACGTCGAAAACTTCTATGTCGATCCGGCTGTTGCTCACCTTCGCGATGCCGAAGAGTACATCGAGATCATGGAACTGTCCGTCCGCAAGATGGACAACCTCGTAGTCAGCAACACCTTCCTAGCCGTCAGCGAAGACGACTCTGAAGAGACGCTCGACACCAACGAGATTACCGAAGCCATCGCCCGCGCGCAAGGCTTTGACATGTCGCTGGAGCGGAAGGGCTACACAGTCGGTGAGTCCCACTGCTACCTCGATCTGCTGGGCGATGACCCGCTGCTGCCCGATGGTGGCTATGCTCCTTACATCGTCCACTTCAATGTCAAGACGGGCAATGTCTACTCCATTAAGCGCAACTGGCGGGAAGACGATGCCGCCAAGAAGAAGCGCATGTGGTACACCGTCGACCAGTTCATCCCCGCTTTCGGCTTCTATGCGCTGGGCTATGTCCATCTGATTGGCGACCTTGCCGCTTCCTCCACTGCGGCACTGCGCTCGCTCGTCGACGCGGGCCAGTACAGCAATTGGCAGGGCGGCTTCAAGTCCCAGGACGCCAAGTTCTCCGACACCGATACCCCGCTTGGCTTCGGTGAGTGGCGCGACGTCAACTTGTCGCCCGAGGAAATCTCCAAGGCGTTCTTCCCGCTGCCCGCCAAGCCGCCCTCCGAAACCCTCTTTGGCCTACTTAAGTTCATGGTGGACAGCGGCCAGAAGTTCGCTGACGCCACCGACGAGGTTGCCTCTAACGCCACGAACTACGGGCCGGTCGGCACCACCCTCGCGCTGCTGGAGGCGTCGCAGCGTTTCTACTCCTCTATTCATAAGCGGCTGCACCATTCGCAGGGCGAGTTCCTGAAGCAGATCGGGGAACTCAACTTCGAGAACCTGCCCGACCTCGTCAACTTTGTGGCCGGTGCAGAGAACGAGTTTGTGCGGCGCACGGACTTCGATCCGCAGGTGGTCGACGTCATCCCGGCCTCCGACCCGAATGCCCTGACTGAGTCGCAGCGAGTTGCCCGCGCCCAGATCGAACTGGAGATGGCTGCCCGCTTCCCCCAGATGCACAACATGGAAGAGGCGCTTCGCCGGTTCTATGCGGCTATGGGCACGGAAGGCGTCGACAAGCTTCTTGTGGACCCGGCGGCTTCCGCCATCAGTGCTGACCCGCTGACCGAAGTCCAAGTGGCTATGAGCGGCAAGCCGATCAAGGCGCAGTTGGGCCAGAACCATGCGGCCCACATCGCCGTCAAGGAAGCTTTCCTGAAGGCCCCTCAGATGCAGGGCGTCAATGACCCAACCGTCGCTCTCGGCATGCAATTGCTGGTGGCCAACATCTCGGAACATAAGGTGCTGATGTTCGTGGCGCAAGCCATGCTGCTGGCCCAGCAGATGGGTATGCCCATCCAAGATGAGAACGTCCAAGCCCAGATCACCACCCAGCTTCTGATGATGTCGGCACAGTCGGGCATGGGCGGGGAGCAGGGACCGAGCGTCGAGCAGCAGATGGTCCAACTGAACCAACAGGAGCTTCAGCTTTCGGCGGCCCGCATCCAGTCGCAGGATACTCGTGAAGCGGCCAAGATTGCGCTTAAGAACCGCGAACTGGACCTGAAGGAAACCAACATGCTGATGGATGCTGCGGACAAGAACAAGAAGAACCAGATCGCGGCATCTGGGAAAATACTTGATAGTTCTGCCAAACTAGCCGATCTTCAGGCTACGAAACTGGCAGAGAGAGCTAACCTCGCAGGGCAATGAGAATCCTATCTGAGTATGTAGCCGAGGTACAAAAGAGGATAGACAGGGAGAAGGACTCTCTGTCTAGGGGTGCCGCCAAGTCCTACGACGAATACACCAAAACTTGCGGCACCATCCATGGGCTTAACACCGCAGTCGAACTGCTGAAGTCGCTGTTCGAGAAAACTCCAATGGAAGAAAGGGACTAATGATTACCGCTCGCACGCCTCTTGACGGGGCGCTTACCAACGACCAGTGGGTGTCCCAGGACGAGATTCCTGACCCGAACCCGCTGCCTAGGATTCCTGGCGTGGGGATTCTTGTCCGACCGGTGCCGATTCGGCGCAAGTCTGCGGGCGGAATCATCATCCCGGATACCTTTCGCGAAGACCGTGAACACCTGAACACCGTGGGGCGCGTCCTTGCCCTCGGTGACTTGGCGTTCGTAGACGAAGACATTTACCGGAAAGGCCCGTGGGTCAAGCCCGGTGACTACATCGTCTATGCCAAGTTCGCGGGCCAGAAGATTTGGTGGAAGGGCGTCAAGCTGCTGCTGGTCAAGGCATCGTCCATCGAACTGGTGGTCGACAAGCCCGAATATCTCGACGCCAACTTCAAGGAATAAAATCCCATGTCTGATGGTTACAAGGAACTCGATCTTAGCAATCCGGGCAAAGCCTCCGCAGAGGCAGCCTCCGATATCGAGATCGTCCACGAAGGTCTAGAGCCAAACGAAGTCGAGATCGTCCAAGAAGCGGAAGCCCCTAAGCAGGCCGCCGCTGAACCGGAAGCTGACGACGATGACGACGACTCTGGCACAGAAGCCTCTCCAAGCGAACGCAGTAAGAAGCTGACGCGCAGCCAGCGGCTTAAGGCGCAGCGGGATGCTTATGCCCGACAACTGACGGAGACGCAAACTCGTCTTGCCCAGGCCGAACAGCGTGCCCGCAAGTTCGAGCAGGACGCCAATGACGGCGCGGCCATCGGCTTCGACCTGTATGCTAAGGGCCTCGACGCCTCGATGCAGGCGCTCCGCCGGGACTTCGACCAAGCCTTCGACGCGGGCGACCGCGAACGCATCTTCGAAGTCCAGCAGAAGATGGCGACCCTTGCCGCCGAAAAGCAGCAAGTCGAAAGGGACCGACGCTCGATCCCTATGAAGCCGACTCAGCAATCTGGGTCGGCCACCCCGCAGCAGACCGCACCGACACGGCCTAATCAGCCTGCTCGCAAGGCACCCTCTCCTGCTGCCGTCGAATGGTATGACCGCAACAAGACATGGTTCAACAAGGACCCTGTGATGACAGCCGGTGCCCGCATCATCGACCAGCAGATGGTTGCTGACGGCTACCAGCCTACCGACCCAGACTACTTCGAGGAACTGGACAAGCGCCTCAAGACTGAGTTCCCCTCCAAGCTGGGAGGCCGCACTACCGCTAGCCGCCCGGCTGCCGCCAACCCTACCATCCAGAACCGGACGTCGCCTGCTGCTGCGCCCGGCAAGGTCCGCGTCACCATTACCCAGTCGGATCGCGAGATGGCCAACCACCTTGGCATTTCGGTTGAGTCGTATGCACGCGAAAAGGCTCGCTCTGAACGTGCCGCTCAGACTACCAGCCAATACACGGAGATTATGTAATGCCCCGCAAGACTACGGCTTCTGATAATTCGTTTGATGAGCCTCTTGAAAATTCCCTTGACATGGAGTATAATCCTCCTAATGCGCTAGAAATCCCTCCCATGCCCGATGTGGACCAGTATGCTTATCGCTGGGTCCGGTTTCGGAATGGGGACCAGGACGATTTCAATAACATTTCTCAGCGCATGCGAGAAGGGTGGGCATTCGTGCCGTTGGAAGAAGTTCCGGCGGGGTACGTTTTCCCTGGTCTCGAAAGCAAGATTTCTGCACTGGCAGGCGCCGCTATCAATGGCGACCTTGTTCTGGCGAAGTTGCCGCGACGTAAGGCGGAAGCCATCCAAAAGTGGGCCGAGGACCGGGCCATTCAAGCGGAGCAGGCTTTCGATATGAAGACGGTAAGCTACGAAGACAGCACGGGCCGAGCGCAGCGTTTTGCCAATGAAGGTTCCAAACGCTTTTCCAGGGGGCGACGTCCCTCATTCGGATAACACACAAAGGAGGATAAGGTGCCCGCTTCTTTCGCACCCTTCGGACTCCGCGCCATTGCCGCCCTCGGGACGCATGGCAACGAAGTCCGCGCTTATCCGCTTCCCAACGGCGCTAACTGCCCGGACCTCGCGAAGGGTTCTCCGGTCAAGCTGTCGGGTGGCGTTATTGTCTCGGCTGGTGCCAGCGGTGACGGCCCCCTGCTGGGCGTTGCCAATGGCTTTGCGTGGGTGGATGCCGTTGTCGGCCCCCAGCTTCGCAACTCCATTCCGGCTGATACGTCTTCGGCCGGTCTGTTCGACGGCTCGACCCGTCCGACGGCCTACGTCATTGACAACCCGTTCGCGACGTTCCTCATCCAGGCGAATGCCTCGGTGACGGCGGGCGATCTGGGTCTTAACTTCAACGTGACGGCTGCTGGCGGCGATGTGGACTCCGTGTACGGGGTTTCGCGCTACGCGCTTCAGGCGTCTTCCCGCACCTCCGCCATCAATACGGCGGTGAAGCTTGTGGGTCTGGCCAACATTCCTGACAACAACTGGGGCGATCCGTTCCCGGTGCTGGTCGTGAAGCTGAATGGCCCGATCCTCCAGCAGGTTTCTGCGGCTTAATAGGGGGATATAGAAAATGGCTATTTTGACTCGCGCCCAATTCGCGAAGCAGCTTGTCCCCGGCCTCAATGCTATCTTCGGCACTGCTTACAAGAGCATTGACAACGAGCATACCCCGCTTTTCGATGTTGAGAAGTCGGATCGCTCGTTCGAAGAAGAAGTGCTGATGACGGGCTTTGGTACGGCCCCGGTCAAGACGGAAGGCGATCAGGTGTTCTTCGACACCGCGTCGGAAGCCTGGACCAGCCG